AGCAAAACCGCTGGCAATAGCTGGTAAATACAGGAGCCAAAAGCATGGCAGAGTACGACAACACTAACTCAGGCGCAGCATTCAAACCATTTGATACGCAGCGCATGATACTACAAGGCAAGCTCAACAATCAGGGTCACGATAGTAAGATCGTACTTGTAGCAGATCAGACAAAAGCTGGCATGAAGATCATTGAGGTGTATCAAAAGCTGGGCGTTATGTTTGAGAACGATAAGAAGGGCAATGAAAAAGCACCAGACTATTCAGGGCCAGTAGATGACACCAAATTAAAACTAGCAGGTTGGAAGAAGTCTAAGGATGGTGGCAACTATATGTCTCTCGCCCTCTCAGAGAGCCAACAGCAACAGACTCAGAGTCTTGATAAGGCTAAGGTGCCTGAGATAGACTTTGACGACGAGATACCGCCGTTCTAATGGGCAATGAACCACACTTTGATGGAGATGACTATGTGCATGAGCGTGACTTCAACAGGCTCATGCCACAGTTACAAAAAGTAAAACAATACATGGAGGAAAATGATTGGGTTACGCTATCTGAGTTGAGCAATGCAACGGGCGCACCAGAGGCAAGTGCAAGCGCTGCATTGCGAGACTTACGAAAGAAGAAGTTTGGCTTTCGTACTGTATCAAGACGGTACGAAGGCAACGGACTCTATGCTTACAAGCTAGAACCGGCTGACTACAAAGAGCCAGTAGAACCAGAGATAGCAGACGATTGGTGGAAGCACATATAAGTCTATTGAGTTGTATAAGATTATGCGGTATATCGTAGTCACCCGCATAAGATTGTAGTTTCTCCCTAGTCTTATGATCTTCCTCCCTTGGGCGGTGATGTTTCTCCATTGCGTCACCGCCCTTTTTTATACCATCAATTCAAAATGCGGTGCATCTATAAATGGTCTGCGACCCTGCGATCTGCGTAAATCTATATAAGCATTCATCGCACCCTCGGCAGTAAGATCACAACCACCAATGTCATTGATGTGCCAAGCTGCACCCCACCTTAACGGCACCTTTTCATAGCCAGCACCCTCTGCCATAGCGTCAGCTATCTCGTCGTATAGATTAAGCTCCCATCTACCGCCGCCATTGTAGGCCATAAGATCAACAGCCAAACCATCCAAGTGTTTACTCTTCATAGTCTGCGATGCACCAGAAGCAACCAACTTACGCTGTTCAGCTTTAGTTCGGATGCCACAAATCACAGAGAAGTCTTGCTTAGTTACAGTTATAGCATACTGAACAATGCGTTGAAGCCTGTCATCTACAGTGCCTAGTTTTTGCAAGCTGCGTTTGCCTAATACATAACCCATTACTTTTTAAATCCTCTCATTGTTCTAATGCCAAAGCTGGCAGCTATACTTGCATACATACCCCACTGCACCCACAGCGGTGTGGTCTCAAGATTAGCAAAGCCCTGTGCCATTACGTCCTGCATAGAAGGAATAAAGTTCATCAGAAGAATAGCTACAAACACTACTGTCCATAGCTCGTCCTTCCACGAATCCTTACTGGCCTCTATAGCTGACTGTTCCCAATCAGTTTCAGAAGTAGCCTTCTTCAATGCTATCTCAGCGTTAGCTTTTTGTATTGCTGTCTTACCATCTATGTAACTACTAGCTAGTCCGCTGATCGCGGTTACTATTCCACCTATCATTAGCCCTCTCCGCTATAAGTTTTGCTTGTTCTTTTATCTCATGCTTTTGTTTTTCTAAAAGCAAAAACTGACTATCAAGATCACTTAGCTTTGGAACCTGTATCACATTACTTTTCATGTGAAAGCCATACGGCAAAGGCTCCTGTCATTGCGCCTGTAACCACAGAAATTAATGAAGCCTGTTGTGTTGATATGTCAGGCATAGATAAGGCCCATTCAATACAGCGTACATAAACTACAGTCATTACAAACATCATAAAGCGAGGTAGAAGTTTGTACTCTAGTATCTTAGAAAAAACTATTGTCATTGCTAACTCCTTTACATGACAGACATTAATAAATAAATTCCACCACCAAGCAAACCAATTATACCTAAAGACAAAGCAGCTATAGCAGCATTATTAGCTATTTGCCTCTTAGCTTCCATCGCAGCATACACAGTTTCTTCTCTTTCCTTACGAATTTGTCTACGCATTTGCAACATATCGTCATATGTTGATGGGCCGAAGCGCATGTTAAGCATAAACTTAATCTCTTTCTCGCGTTCAAGCAGAGTCTTTTTGCGGATAACAATGTCCATTGCTTCCTGCTCAATGTCACCGCTATGAGAATGTTTCTCTAAGAGAGTAGGTTTCTTACGTTGAGACTCAGCTTTAGATATGTCAGCAACAGCAGAGTACCAAGAACCAAGCTGTTTGCTTACGTCCTCTAGCTCACGACCAGCACCAACAAGAGTCTTAATACTTTTAAATGCTACATTGGCAGCAGCAAAAGCAGTGACAGGATCAATCATATACTGTTACCTCATTTGGATTTACCTTCTGAGGAATACAGTAAGCAGTGCCATAGTCATTAGATTGTGGGTAGCCAAAACGACGGACTAACTCTTGAGCATACCAGTTACAAATATCTACTCGCCTAAAATAAAGTTCAGACTTTACAGGGACACGCTCTGATCCCATGCCGAGATAAAGAACAAGGACAAAAACATGTACCACATGCTTACCCCATCCTACTTAAAATAGTAAGCAGCATAATAATTGTTGCACCAGATGTAGCTATAAGCACAGCCTCAAGTCGCTTAATCCTAGTAAAGACTTCCTTGAATTGGATTCTTACCTCAGTTTGCAAAGCAACTACATCCTTTTCTAACGCAGAAACGCGCTCATTTATATCTGCCATTAACTAGGTTCCGTAGGCCAATCGCCGCCGCTGCCATCCATGTCAGGATAGTTTAGGTTAGGCCAGTTAGAGTGAGTAGTAATATCACGTAAGGCTGTACGGTAAGTAACCCATGCACTAGGTACAGACCCACCAGCTTCCAATGCTTTAGTCACAACCCAATCACATGCAGCAAGACGTTTATCTCTCTCTGCTCTGTTACGTGTAGCTACTTCAGCATTAGCAGCAGTGACTACAGCAGCACGTTCGTCAGAAGTCATGTCTGTTACACGGCGTGTATATACTTTACCGTCCTGCAGATATGGCGTTACTGCTTCGTTCTTTTGTGTGGCTGAGTCATAAGCTAAGAACACCACCACCTCTGCACAGCTATTAGCTGCAAGCCAATCAGCATCAGGTCCAGACTTTGGAAAGCTAGTATTGGGAAACAGAGACTTGTGTTCTGCTATCTCAGCTATGGTGCTGCCGTCTAATCGTGCTATCTTCATGTCTATTGTCCTTTATCTGGGAATGGTTCTGTCGGTGCTGTGAAATTGCTGGTGTAACGAACTAATTGTGAAATTCTAAAATCGTCAATATAGCCCCCAAAGTAATGATAACTTGGGCTATAACCTCTGCCAATAAAGTGAGTTCCTGTTGTGAAGAATGTATTTGCCTTTGTAGCATTAGTTGCAGTTACCGCTGTACCGTCAATGTAGCACACATGAACGTTTGAACTATTCTTTGTAATTGCAACGTGATGCCACGCCCCAGCATTCATTGCAGAGTTTACGTTAAATTGGGTAATGCCCGAATAGCCAGAAGGGTCATAAGCCAATTGTATAGACCTATCACTTCCGCTGCCGTTAATGCCGCTGGTGAAGCACATATATACTGAAGATGCTTGCCCATAAAACATATCAAAGTTTGAACTATTAGGCCACGCATTTAAGTATGCAAAAAACTCCAAAGTAAATGAACCTGTTAGATTTATTGCGGGAATGGCAACATAATCACTATTACCATCTAGCAACAAAGAAGCAGTGCCAAACTTTTTCTGTGCGGTGCTAAGTTTAGCTGTGCCAAATAACGTCAGATTATTCTGTGCAGCACTATCAATCGCCTGTGCATCTGCCATGTTTAAGAGCAGCTTGGTGTTGGTGATGGCTGTTAATGGGGCTGTTGGTGGAGTAAACGCAGAGGTGTAGACTGCCGTGCCTTTGACTACACGAACGTCAGACAGGTAGCCACTAAAGGGATAATTTGAGTTCCAATTTGTTGAAGAGCCTATTGTCAGTGTGCCAGTGTAGTTAGTAAAATCTGCAAAGGAAGTTGATAGTCCTTCAACCCCATTTACAAAAAGTTTTAACGTGTTTCCTGTGCGAACTGCTGTTACATATGTCCATTGATTTCCAGTAAAATCCACATTAGTCTCGTATTGTCTTGCACCCCCGTTTACAAAAAATCTTAATCTATTCAACCCCGAATTAGTTTGCCACCACATTGACCAACCTAATTGCGCTGAATGTGAGGCATGGCTGATTAAGGCTTCTACAGTGTTTGTTGGAGATATACTGTCAGGGTATATCCACATTGAAATAGTGAAATCCCCACTGCCTAATTCAAAGTCACTAGAATCTGCTGCTACAAGGTCATCACCATCGCCATCAAGGTAAGCACTCGCTCCGTTCGTGGCTGCACTATACACACTGCTGGTCAGGAATGGGCCAAATGCTGTTACGGCTGGATTGCCTGATATTAAAAACGTATTGTTTAACGTGGAGTTATCAACAAACCTATTTGATTGGCATGTCAGTATTTTGGTGTTTGTTGTTGCAGTTAATTTAGATGTTGGCACGGTGTAATTTGATGTATATCTGGCATTGCCAATTTCATACCTAACATTGCTTATAACCCCATTAAAAAAATACGCACCAGACCCGTTAGCATCAGCCGCACCAATATAAAAGTATTCATGACCGTTTAAAGATGAAGCACAGCTTGCGCTTGTTACTACACCGTTTAAAGCTGCATACATAGTTGTGCCATTTCTAGAAATTGCAACGTGATTCCATGCACCTATGTTTGCAGTCCCCGCGCTTTGAGTAGTTTGGGTGCCGCTAGAAATTGTTACAATCTCAATCGTATTGTTAGCACCCGCCCGAATTGACCATGTTTGATTTGCATTACTCCCATGAGAAGACGCAAACATACAAACAATTATGTCATATTGATCCATGTTTGATACTGGAAAAATCCACGCCTCTGCCGTAAATGCCTCGGTAGTAATATCTAGGTTTGACGAATTAGTTCTAAGCCTATCACCACTACCATCAAACGAAACACCCCACTCACCATCTGGCCTTGCAAATGGCCCAAAGCTGCCTTGAGTTACATCGCCGTTGGCAGTGATTGTGTGGTTGCTGGCAGAGCCATCATCAAACACATTGTTTACACCGCTGTTTGCACCGTCAAAATGAGACAAGAAACTAACGCGGTTGAACTGGTCGTCTACTGGGTCGCCAACAGCACCCGACCCCATCATAATTTTTTTGGCTACGATGCTCATTAAGACATCACCTGCCCAGCGGTAAACATGTAGTAATTAGTGCCGCCATCTACCGTGTAGCCAGTAAACACATCAACTTCACCATTGCCTGTGCTTAACGTAGGCGCTGTATCGCCAGCCCATTTTATACTGCTATGCCATGTGATTGATCTGGCGCTACTGTCTTGAATAACCTTCAGAGTAAACGCGCTAACCTTGCCGCTGGCTGCTGGATTGGCAAAGCTAATTGTGGTGTTCTCTGTCAGCGTGTGGCTAAAGTTATTAGCTGTGCGGAGATTGATTGACACCGCGTTGCTGCTGGATGTTACCGCTGCGTATTCTTCGCTAAAGCCATTGTCTAAAGTAATTACACCGTTGGCATCTGCCGTAACAGCTTTGCTTGCCTCAGACAAACCAAGAGTTGCTATGTCTAAATAATTAAGTTCAGCGCCCGTACTAGAAACTGCTGTGCCACCATAGTTTAAATTACCTGCTGCAATAACAATTTCACCAGTACCCTTTGGTGTAAGAGCAATGCCAATGTTTG